CCTTTCATTTGTCGCGGATGTAGTAGGTTCTATTATAGGCAAATTTAAAGACACCTCTGTTGGCTCCACTCTCATGGATGTTATTGGCGATAAGATGCCAAAAGCTCTTAGTAGCATAGCTGAGCAAGCTAATGCAGCTGCGCCGAAATTAAAGATAGTGGGAGATGTCAGTTATGAAGCAGGCAAGGGAATGGCCGACGTAGAGATGGCTTCAGGCGGAGCTGGCGCGCCCGGCGAAGACGGAGCACCAGGAGGCGTACATAAGTTGCTAGCAACTTCAACAAAGATTGAGTCCTCACACGTGGAAAGGGTTCGGCAGATAGTTCAAGCTGCTAATGAATACTCCGCCGCATCCGCTGGTGCAGGCGCCTTTACTGGAATGGGTGATTTATTGCAAGCAGTTACAGGATTGTCTGATGCGACAACCACAGCGGCGACGACATCGAACAAACGCCCAGTTATAATTCATGTAGAAGGCAATATGCTGAGAGGCTTTATTGAGGGTTATGATGCGAAAGCTGATAAAGAAATGAAGTGGGGGGTATCATAATGGGAATGTCATCATGGTTGAAAAACAGAATCGCCAACAGACGTGGCGGGCAGGTGGAAACAGATGCTATAGCAAAAGCAGGTAATTGTAAGATTGAAATATTTCACATCAATTCCGGAAAATCAGTCCAGTTCAAAGCCTTTTTAACAACTTTTAAAGAAAGTTTTGCGACATCATATGACGAGCAGTATTTCGTTATGCACCCGGAACCTTTGAGGAAATGGAAAAGCACTATTAGATCTATTAATCTTGCATGGACGATTCCAGCATATGATATCGCAGAGGCAAAACAGAATTTAGGAAATGTTTCTTTGTTTAGTCGTATGCTTTACGGTGAGCAGGTATCAACTAAAAGTGGAGGGTTTAAGCATTATGCTCCAAAAGTCGGCGGCTCACCAATATTTAGAATAAGAATGTTAAATTTAATTGGCGATGGTGGTTCATGGGCTTCTGCTGCCACCTCTGGGCTTTTAGGATATGTACAAGATTTTCAATATGATCTGGTTATGGACGACGGATTCTTTTCTGATGCACAAGAAAGAGCGAGAAAAAGCGGCAAACGAGCCAAATCGGGATCGACGTCTGTGTATCCACAAGCGATAACTGCTGGGTTCACATTTTATCCAGTTCACGAGAAGACCCCGGGCTGGGAAAATCGAAAATTCTCAAACAAACATTTTCCATACGGAACCTCACCGGATGAAACATGGCTACATAATCCCGGCAAAGCAGTTCGGAAAGGCCTCAAAACCGTGGGACAGGTAGGTAAGGACCTGGGAAAAATGACAGCCAAATCAATAGGAATTGGATAAATGGGGATTAGAAATGGCATATAAAAGATACGATTTAAGAGGGACCTTTAGAAACGGCAACAGTTCAGTTTATGGGGAACAACTTTCTTCTCGGAAGGTTAAAGCGATTACCCAATATAGAACACCCGTTATCAACTATCCCACACTCGATGAGTTGTCGGACATTAGAGTCGTGACTCATCTTTGGACACTTGGAGATAGATTTTATAAACTTTCATATCGTTACTATGACACGGTAGATTATTGGTGGATAATTCCATGGTTTAATCAAACACCTTTAGAGACTGATTTGGAGCTTGGAGATACGATAAATATTCCATTTCCGATAGATGATTTAATTACGTATTTTAGGTAGGAAAAAATGGCAGGTGATAATCCAAATAGTTCCGCAGCTAATCAGGACGCAAAGACTAAAGGGCCTGCGTATTTAGATCAGTGTATTCTTGTGGAAGGTATTGATCATTTCACAAAAATGAAAGGCGAAAAGATCGCAAAAGATTATCAGCATTTTGGAATGCTCAAGTCAACAGCTGTGGCTGACAATGCCTCCACGTTGTTTTTTAATAGATTAACTGCGAGCCCCGGTGGCTGTACTTTACTAGAAAGAGTCCCTAAATCAATATTTGCCGATTTGAAGCCATACGTAAAAATATTCAAAGTTATGCGGAGCAGCAAAAAGAAAATTTTGCTTCCATTTAATGATTTCAGTAATATTGCAGAACCTAATAGACCAAATTTAGGAGTCTCCTTGAGATCCTTTTCGTATGATTATTTGGGCACCAATCCGGTAGAGGTTGATTATTACATTAATTGTCAATTAAACATGTATTTTGAATCCATGGACGCTCTCTTCAAAGAAAGAAGTTCTGGACAAGGAACGTATAGTTTTGCCGATTTGATTAGAAGACCAAAAGGCTCCCACAAAACCTGGGATCCGCAAGCATTTAGAATAAGAGTTGAAATCGGGTATAACCCTCCGTCAATAGAAAGAATTATTCATTCCTTGAAAGACATAAAGTTCGCGGGAAAATCTATAATACCAAATTTAAAGAAGCACGCCAAAAAGATTCGTGATGCAATCGGCGGCTCAAAGGTGCTTTTTTTCTTGACAACAAAATTTCATTCTATTAAGCCGTTGCTTGAATCCTCTGTTGGCGGGTTCGAAATGACCATTGAATATAATGGAGCTGTAGAACAACAACTCTTGACGAAAGGCGCAAATGTTCTTGCGCATTCTATTGATCCTGTTACTCAAGAAGAGCTTGATAGGATGCAGGAAAACTTAGAAGCTTCCCAGGCAACCCTTGCTAGGAATAATTTGTACAACACTCCAGAAAAGAAAGCAAATTATGAAAAAATAAAATCAGACTTAGAGAAGATGGAAAACAACTTCCCGACTGAATATGAAAACCTCATGCACAGTGTTAAAACCCGCGAAGGAGGCCACGCAAACGTCGACAAGGCCATGAAGGGCGCGGCATTCCGCGAATCAGGACATGGAGTCGGCGCCGAAGCCATGGCTCCCGGGGATAAAGGTGCAAGGCAAGCAGCTTATGCCGAGTGGCGTACTAAAGAATTGGAAAAAGACATGCGCGCCCATGTGTTAGACAACATTGGCCCCTCGAGCGACATTAAAAGTGGTTTCGGCGGTGGCGGAGCGACCGAGGAGATGAAAAAACGACAAGCCGAAGAGATGCTCGAGCATCTTAAAAAAGATAGAGCGCATCATACTTTCGCGACTGCACACGGGGCGACACAAGAGCAACGTTTGGCCGATGCATATAGTATGTGGGTAAGGAAACTACAAAGTAAAGGTCTGATATACACTTATAAATTAGATTTGAGAGGCCTTAATGAATGGCAAACTGGAAGATCCCAACGACAGCCGACACTTTCCGAAGGTGCAAAAAAGGACTTAACAAGTAAAAGAGATCAAACAGCAGCAGGCACTGATACCGAGGAAACTCTTGCGAGTAAAGTGGACGCTACTCGTAAACTGGAAAAAGATAGTCGTCAGCAACAAAATATAGCCGTGGGTGCAGCGACACTTAATAACATTTTAAAAAACGCTGAGTTGGTGTCTGGCGGAAAACAAGGCTCTTCCACCGTACATAGAAAAAAGTACACTCGCGAGGTGGAAAAGGCAGTTAAAAATACGATGGAAGGCGCGTCAAAAAAGGAAGGCGCCAAGGGGTTTGGAGATCCTAATCTTCTCCCGGGCCCGGGCGAAAGAAAGTGGCATCTCTTACATTGGGTTTATCTTGGAGACTTGTTAGATGCGACATTAGATTTTTTGGTTTCCGATGGTAAACGCGCCAAGTTAGGTCTTGATTTTTGGTCAAGTACTAAAAATCCGGAAGGTAGTGTTAAAATACTCCTGGGAGATATAGAATTCGTTAACCCTGGCACAGGGATGAAACAAACAGTAAACATAGCAGACATTCCAATCTCTCTAGATTTGTGGAATGAGTTTATAATGGAAAAGTTTGTAAAAAACTTAAAGGAAACTCGTTCATTCAAAGCATTCCTCAAAGATATGCTTTATTATCTTGTTAAAGGCGCACTAACAAACAAATGTAAGACCCCAGGTTCTCCAGCTAATAAGTCTAGAATGTCAATTGACTACATTACTTTGCCAAATAGCAGTAAATTTGCTTTTGTTCGAGCCGGGGCCGGCGAAGATACTAGTTATTATCTTCTTCCCGATGTGGACACAGCCACGGCCAACGCGATGCTTGGGGTCCTCGCGGTATATGAGAGCCGAAAACCGGCCACTATTCAAACTCTTGAAGGTGACGTAATGTTTATTTATGCATCTGAACCATCGGTAGGCTGGCTTAAGGGCGATAAAGACGCGGACGCGCGAAAAGGCATTTGTCATATTGTTTTGGGGCAAGAAGGAACTCCGGTCCTATCAGCTGATTTCAGTAGGGCTGATCAGCCGTTTTTCCTTGAAGCAAAGGCGGAGAAAGCGGGCATACTGAGCAACATGGAACAACTTAGTGAACCATATCATTGTAATTTGACTTTGTATGGTAATACAGATCTTAGGCCCGGCAAGTACATATATCTCCGCTTCCCATGGTCTCATGTAACTCAAGGACAGGCGCAACAACTTGGCCTAGGAGGTTATTTTTTCATAGTGAAAACAAGTAATCAGGTTTCTTCTTTTGGTGGAGCCCTAGAGTGGACCACGAAACTTGAAGGCAGATGGGAGGCTCCTATTGGAGGTGGTTATGAAACCCCACCTGTTCAGTCACTATCGATAACGGAGCAAACATCAGAACAGTCATTTGGTGACGCTAGCGGAATTCTGGAAGATACTATGGCCACCTCAGGAGAATAATAAAGATGACTTACTCAAAATACCATGATAGGAAAATATATAAAGAAGCAGGATATCCTGTTTTTAGCTATGCCGGAGGACACACGCCAAAGCCAATAGACCTATGGTATGAAAGGCAGCACTATGGAAGGATCGATATAAAACAAAATTCAATTTATCTTTCTAAAGCGTCAAGAGAAAATTTGTTATCACAGCTCCGGACCGCCCGAGGAGATGGAATATTTTTAGCAGTTGATTTTGTGACTAGGGCTTTCAATGATTTAAGAAATTATTTCCGGAAGGCTGATGCTCTTGGTAGAATAGATGAAGATGGCTTGATAAGAGATCTAAAACCTAAAAGGGCTTTTGAAGATATTGATATGCACTACAGGAGTCATATCCTTGGCATCGCTAGCGCATTTGTTAACGTTTACGTTGGCGAACGCAATAAAGTAAATTCAGAGATTGTTGACTTCGCAAGTTTTCTAAAGAATTTTATGGATTTTGCCAAAATGTTTAGCAGTAGATATCCGATAACGAGAACTGCGATGATTAAATCCAACCAATGTACGCCTCTTGTTAGTGGTCTGATGATTGAATTAGGATTAAGGAACCATGATAAAGATGAGGACAAATATCAGTGGATGAGTGACTCAAATTTCAAGTTTTATAAAAACGCGGCAAGAAAATATGGATTTTTAGTCGACGAAAACGCCCCATGGCGCCTTGTAGCAAATTTAACTTCTCCCAACATGCAGCATTATTGGAAAAAATCAGATATCGATAACGCTAGTAATGCTTCCACGGTAACTGAAGCTCAAGATCCTTTGACGGAGAATTGTTATAGACAAGAAACCTATAGGGACGAGACAGTTTATCTTAAATGGGAAGGAAACGACAAGCAAAAAGAAGATACCTGGACCAAAAAAGAGGTCTACATGCCTGACGGCACCAAAATTACAACTACAATTTCTGGGGCTAGATATAAATCTTTTACATATCCCGAAAGTGTCGAACACTTTCTAAGTGAATATTATGATAAGGCCCATATGACTGACATTCAGAGTCTTAAATCAACTTTATTGCTCATATATAATCAGCTTGTTGACACGTATCCGACAGTTGACACTTTTTATCTCAAAGGGTGTATCAGCAAAGACCAACAAGTTGTTGAAAAATTATCACGTAACACAATCGAGAGAACTCTTCTATCTCAGATACATGAAGAGTTCACTAAAATTACAGATTTTAGTTGGCTACAAATCTATTTTGAGTTACGTTCATTTGAAGAAAGAATTGCTTGGACAAAGGGCGCGCACAAACAAAAAATGAGACGCTTGAAAAAGATATTTAAATATTATGATAAAAATAATCTTGACAATGGGAGAGCGTTGTGTTATATTAATAACGAGACTAAAAAAGTTGTTTATGAAAAACCAAGAGAAGGAGAAGGAGAGGCAACTGGACTTAGTGTTGCACAACAGCAATTGGCCTCTGGGGTCTTTGCCGGCTCATTTGCCGGGACTGCTTACATGGGCGACAACAGCGGATATTAACAAGGTTGGTTGATGTTATTTCAAACATTGGATAACAAACATAAATGTATAGGGGTATATTATGACGGAGATCTTCACTTCAATGATGAACTTCCTAAGGGAATTAATCAAACATGGGATTACGCGCCTTTTCTCCGGGATAGAGAAATTGGATACGGCTATTTGCAGTGTGGTGGCAAATCTCTTGATGATGTTTGTCCCCCAAATATAAAAGAAGATTGGAACAAAATAAACAATAAGTTAAAAGCTTTTATAAGATCCTTTCATCTTTCTAAAGTATCCATGGACGACAATTGCTTCTATGATTTGGTGCCGGAGAGGTTTTTATTAGAATTTTGTGGAGTAAAAAATAAGATCACAAAACACGTGTTTGAAAATTTTTTGCCGCCAAAAAATCTGAGATTCCTGACCTCATTAACAAAAGTGATCGAGGACGTAAATCAGCAAAAGCTTAATATAGACATTGATGAGCTTAAGCCATTTCTATCGGAACATAAGGCCAGGCAATGGAAAAAGAAAATCAATAGTATTTCACCATATATAAAATATGATATTTTTGGCACAAAGACTGGAAGACTTACGACAAAAAAATACAGTTTTCCGATTCTTACTTTTCCAAAAAGATATCGCTCCATCATCAAGCCAAATAATAATTTATTTGTCGAACTGGATTATAACGGAGCAGAGTTGAGAACCTTGTTGGCGTTATCAGATAGGAATCAAATAAATATGGACATACATGAGTGGAATAGAAGAGTTTTATCTGGGAACAAGGTTCTATCGCGACAAGAAGTTAAAAATTCTATTTTTGCATGGCTTTACAATTCAAAGAAACATCCCAATGAGGAAATATTGAGGAAGATGTATGATAAAGATAAAGTTTTAAATGATTATTGGGATGGGACAACAGTTAGGACTTGTTTTAACAGAGAGATCGAGGCGGATAAACACCATGCGTTGAATTATATTATTCAAAGCACATGCGCTGACCTTATTTTACAAAAAATGATTAAAATTTATGATATGCTAGACAACAAGAAATCGAATATCGCTTTTTGCGTACACGACAGCATAGTTGTTGATTTACATGCGGACGATAAACATCTCATGAAAGATATCATAAGCGAATTTTCTAACACGAGATTTGGCAAGTTTAAAACTGGTGTCAAAACTGGTAAAAACTTTGGCGATCTTAAGGAGCTTGTATAATGGAAACCGTAATCGGCTTGGGTAATGCTGGCTGTAACATTGCTGATAAATTTTCTAAATATAGTCAGTATAAAATTTATAAGATTGACACAGATATAGAGGTTGATCGAGACAACGTATATAAGATGCCACGACAAGAAGATCCAGAAAAATATGAAGAGAATTGCCCGAATATGAGTAATTTCTTTAAGGATGTTCAGGGGGAGGTGCTTTTTGTTATCGGCGGCGCCGGAGCCATTTCCGCAGCTTCTCTTAGAGTTTTGGAGACTATAAAACATTGTGATATAAACATTCTTTATATTAGGCCAGAGGTTGAACTTCTCCCTGCGGCAAGTGTATCTCACGAATGGGCCACTTTCAATATTCTACAGGAGTATACCAGATCCGGAGTTTTTAAAAGAATTTATTTAGTGAGCAACCCTGAAATTGAGCGACATCTAGGGAACGTGTCAATAATTGGATATCATGAACGATTAAATGAGATGATTGTTTCTACGATGCATATGATTAATGTTTATAATCATATTAATCCCGTAACTAGCACTTTGGCACCCCCGCGCAATATTAACAGAATTTCCACTATTGGAATCATGGACATTGATGATGGTGAAAAAAAATTATTTTTTCCCCTTGACGAAACAGAAGAAATAATGTATTATTATGCAATAAACAAAAGTAAACTTGAGGAAGAGGGAGATTTGTTTAAAAAAATCAGAGAACAAGTTAAAAGTGATTTAAAAGTTGGCTACGGAATTTTTGCAACAGATTATGTAAAAAATTATGTATATGTGGTTAGCCACACATCAGAAATTCAACGACAAAAAAGTGAAAAAAACACTTGACAAACAGAATTCATTGTGTTACTATGAATATAGCAGAATGAGAAATTGGTCATTCTGACTTTACTCAACAAAAGGAGAAATTAATGGGTATTGATATGGAAAAAATGCGTTCACGACGCAGCGAACTAGATAATAAAAACGGTGGCGGCCGGGAGAACTTCTGGCGCCCTCAAGATGGAGAGACAACGATTCGCATCGTTCCTACTCCAGATGGGGATCCTTTCAAGGATTATTGGTTTCACTACAACGTCGGAAACGCTCCCGGGTTCTTGAGTCCAAAAAAGAACTTTGGAGAAGACGATGCACTCGATAATTTTGTTCGCAAACTCTATAAGGAGGGAACGGAAGAGAGTATTAAGATGGCAAAGTCTTTGTCAGCGCGCCAGCGTTTCTTCGCTCCCGTGGTAGTACGTGGCGAAGAAGATAAAGGTGTGCGTATTTGGGGGTTTGGCAAGATGGCTTATGAGAAGCTACTTAATCTTGTCCTCAATCCTGAATATGGCGATATCACAGATCATGAAACTGGAACTGATCTGGTGATTCGTTATGGAAAGCCTGCAGGAGCGTCCTTCCCTCAAACGGAGATTACTCCGCGCCGTCGCCCTTCGCCACTTTGTGAGGAAGAATCACAATGTGCTGAATGGCTGGATACAATTCCGGATCTTGACTCGCTTTTTGAGCGTAAAACACCGGGAGACGTTGAAACCATTCTCGATGAATATTTATCGGGCAATGTTGACGATAACTCTTCTGATGTAGAGAAGTATAACACCGAATCGGGAGATTCGGTAGATAAAGCTTTCAGTGAGCTTCTTTCGTAAAGTTCTCTCTCACCCGCAGGGAGGCACGGGGTTACAGGTGCCTCAAACTAAAACACAAAAGGATATAATATAATGAGTACAAAAGATGATGTGAAGAGCGAAAAAAGTAAAAAAACAAAAATGAAAAAAACAAGGAGCAAAAAGGTAAAAGGTGGAGAAACGGTAAGTGTACATTACGTAGGAACTCTTGATGATGGAACCGAATTCGATAGTTCGCGAACACGTGATGAGGCTTTGTCCTTCGAGGTTGGCTCAGGGCAGCTGCTTCCAGGTTTTGATTCGGCTCTGGCGGGAATGAAGATTGGCGAAGTAAAAAACGTTAAATTATCCCCAGAGGAAGCTTATGGGAACGTCAACCCCGAGGCAGTTCAAGCTGTGCCGCAATCGTCGTTTCCTCCGGATTTTAAACTTCAAGAAGGGCTTCTCGTACAGGGTCATGATCCACAGGGGCAACCAGTTATGGCAAAAATTGATTCAGTTGAACAGGACTCTGTTGTTCTGGATTTTAATCACCCTCTAGCTGGGAAGAGTTTGAACTTCGAGATTGAACTTCTGAGCATTAGCAATAAAAAATGAGAAATCAGTCCCAGAAGGAGAGTAATAGGATTTAATTATGGCGAGAAAAGCAAAAAATAAAGCAGGTAAACTTTCTATGTCGGACATGCGCAGCCTTATTAATAAGAAGGCTGGTATGTCTGTTGCACACGATTTAACTAATAGTAATCCAACAGAAGTGAAGGATTGGATTCCAACCGGATCTCGTTGGTTGGATTCCATCGTTTGTCGTGGAAAGCTCACCGGTATTCCAATTGGAAAAGTTGTTGAAATTGCTGGATTAGAATCAACGGGTAAGTCGTACATGGCTGCTCAGATTGCAGCTAACGCTCAGAATATGGGTATTGACGTAATCTATTTTGATTCTGAGTCAGCAATTGATCCGACATTTTTAGAAAGAACCGGTTGCGACCTAGAGAATCTGCTTTATATTCAAGCACAAAGCGTTGAGTTCGTGCTTGAAACAATTGAAGATCTTCTCGCTAATAATGACAATCGTATGCTCTTCATTTGGGACAGTCTTGCTCTGACCCCATCCGTTAGTGATGTCGAAGGCGATTTTAACCCTCTCTCTTCAATGGCGGTGAAAGCCCGCATACTCGCCAAGGGAATGTCCAAGCTAACTGTTCCGATTGCGAATAGTCAGTCTACATTTCTAGTTCTTAATCAACTTAAGACAAACATCACTAGAAGCCCCTCTGAGGCAATGGTTGAACCTTATATGACACCCGGTGGAAAAGCCATGATCTACGCGTACTCTCTCCGCGTTTGGCTCACGGGTAGAAAGTCAAAGGCCAGCTTTGTCCTCGATGAAAGAGGGTTTAGGGTGGGGTCAGAGGTCAAGGCTACTTTGAAAAAAAGCCGCTTTGGAACTCAAGGCCGACAGGCAAGTTTTAAAATTTTATGGGGAGATAATATCGGTATTCAGGACGAAGAGAGTTGGTTCGAAGCAATCAAGGCTTCAGAACACCTTAAACAAAGTGGAGCATGGAATTCGCTTCAATATAAAGATGGCACGGAAGAAAAGTTTCAGCCATCAAAATGGAAAAACATGTTGACAAATGAGAAGTTTCGTGATAGAGTATTAAATATAATGGATGAAGAGGTCATCCTTAAATTTGATAAACGTCAAGGCGAAGCATCAGATTTTTATGATATAGAACAAGAGGAAGAATAATGAAAGAATCATTTTTTTTAACAAAAGGAGTAAAAATGAAAAACATCATTTTTCTTTTGCCACTATTTTTTAGTGTTAGCTGTGCTGCGCAAGTGGAGGAGACTCATCCTCCACAGCGGTACTGCGAAGTAGAATATGTTGAGGGGTTTGACGGACCAGATAAGGTGTGGTATGAGGATGTTGTTCTTTGTACCAGGGTGGCCAACTATCGACGTACATATTCTACGGTTTACTATTTTCCATTTTACGGAAAGTTTCGTCGTAGCTGGAGATACCGCCGGCAGATTGCCCGGCCGCGCCGCAACCGCCGAGGCCACAAAATTCGCGCGCATCATCATCATCGTCCGCGTCTTACGCGGCCGCGATGATGCAGGGTACGAACATGTCCAATAAGACTAAACGTTATTTGTCGGTTGCAAAGAGAATGGCTCAACAGGGCGACCATCGTCGTCCAAATCATGGTGCCGTCTTGGTAAAGGGAGGAAACATCATAAATGCCGCTCACAATAAATGGTCCTATTCGTCTTTCGGAAAAAGATTTCGCGAGAGAGACAAAGGAATATCGACGCTGCATGCTGAACTGGCAGCAGTACTTAATTTAGATCGAACTACAACACAAGGGACAGATATTTACGTTGTAAGAGTAGATAAAGCAGGAGAATTCAAAATGAGCAAACCTTGCACTATGTGTGAGACAGCTCTAAAACATGTTGGAATAAAAAGGATATATTATACTACAAATGACGGCACTATTGAATGTTATAAATTGTGATTCCAATTGTGATCTGGAAGAGCGATTTTTGAACGACCTAAAAGAATGTTTTCCGAAGATGAAATTTACACTTATAAATAAAGAACTTCCAAGTCCAATCTTTGACTGCAACGAGAGGCAAACCCTCAAAGCAGGCAGGAAAAAACTTAAATTATCTTGGAGCCCTCCAATCTCAGAAATTAAAGACGAAAAATATTATCAACGCTTATTGGGCGACTGCATGGATGCAATTCAAAAACTTTATCCCAAAAGAAGGTGGTTTTGAAAAGAGTATTAGTAATTGATGCACTCAATATTTATTTGAGAGCTTATATATCCAACCCGTCAATCGCCCTCAATGGAGAACCCATTGGAGGAGCCTTCGGGTTTCTTAAATCACTGCAGAAATATTGCAGAGAGATGAAACCGGATCATATTGTGATCTGCTGGGATGGCCCTGACGGAAGTAGAAAAAGAAAAACGATGCACAAGGGCTATAAAGCCGGCAGAAAGCCTATTCGTCTTAATAGGAATGTGCGAATCATGTCCGAGGAAGAGGAACGGAATAATAAGATATGGCAACAGCAGAGACTGATTGCATATCTCAATTGTCTGCCAGTTTCTCAGATCATGATTGAACAAATAGAAGCAGATGACATCATTAGCTATGTTGCTCAAATGCCTCATTTCAAGGATGCTCAAAAAGTTATTATCTCTAGTGATAAGGATTTTTATCAACTCTGCAACGATAAAACTGTAGTCTACAGGCCGGTCCAAGTTGAGTTCATAAACGTCAAAAGACTAGTTGAGACGTTTGGTATACACCCTAACAACTTCGCCCTTGCAAGGGCCATTTGCGGCGATAAGAGCGACAA